GGTCCGGGGCCTGCTCCAATTCTACGGGGCGAACAGGACCGGGCGGTGGGCCGGGAGGCTGGTGCAGGTGCAAAACCTGCCCCGGACCTACACGGAGCCGCTGGACTTGGCCCGTGAGCTGGTCAAGGGCCGCAAGCTGGATGCCCTCCGGCTTATCTATGGGAGCGTGCCAGACACCCTCAGCCAGCTCATCCGCACAGCCTTTGTGGCCCCGGAGGGGCATGTGCTGATTGACGCCGACTTTTCCGCCATTGAGGCCCGTGTCATCTCATGGCTGGCCAAGGAGCAATGGCGGCTGGAGGTGTTCCGCACCCACGGCAAAATCTATGAGGCATCCGCCTCTCAAATGTTCGGCGTCCCCCTGGAGCTCATCAAGAAAGGCCGCCCGGAGTACGCCCTCCGCCAAAAGGGCAAGGTGGCAGAGCTGGCCCTGGGCTACCAGGGCAGCACCGGGGCCCTCATCACCATGGGAGCCCTGGACATGGGCCTCACCGAGGAGGAGCTCCCGGACATCGTGAGCCGCTGGCGGGAGGCCAACAAGCGCATCCGTGACCTGTGGTATTCCATGGACAATGCCGCCGTCCAGGTCATCACCGAGGGCGGCAGTACCGGCGTCAACGGCCTGCTGCTGGCCCGTGAGTACGACTATGACAACGGCACCGACTGCCTCACCATCCGGCTCCCCTCTGGGCGCAAGCTCTACTATATCAGCCCCGGCATCGGCCAGAACGAATGGGGGCGGCCCTCCATCTCCTACATGGGCATGGACCAGAAAACAAAGCGCTGGAAACGCATCGAAACCTACGGCGGCAAGCTGGTGGAGAACTGCGTGCAGGCCATTGCCCGTGACTGCCTGGCCCTCTCCATTGACCGGCTGGAGGCCGCCGGGCTCCCCGTGGTGTTCCATGTGCATGATGAGGTGGTCATTGATGTGGCCCCCTGGGACACGGAGGACGCCATGCTCTCCACCGTCTGCTCCATCATGGGGGAGCCGGTGCCCTGGGCCCCGGACCTGCCCCTCAAAGCCGCCGGGTGGGTGGGCTACTACTTCACAAAGGATTAAATCAAAGGAGGCACGGACCATGCACATGGTAAACGATAAAGGCGAGGCCGTCTATTACAACCTGGTCCGCAAGAACAACAAGGACTACTGGCTGGTGCAGGGCATCGGCTCCACCGTTGTCTACGGACGGGACCGGGAGCGCCGCAAAAGCCGCCATTTCACCCAGGAACAGCAGGCGGAGCGCTACCTTGCCCGGCATGGTTTCCGGCCCGATTGACCGCCATTTTTTCCGGCGGAAAAAACACAAAGGAGAAACACCCGCATGAACGGACTGCTCATTGACTGTTTTGCAGGTGGCGGAGGGGCCAGCAAAGGCATTGAGCTGGCCCTCAACCGTCCCATTGACATTGCCATCAACCATGACCCGGAGGCCATCCGCATCCACCGGGTCAACCATCCACACACCCTGCATCTCACGGAGGACATTTTCACCGTTGACCTGCCCAAATATGTGGCAGGCAGGCCCGTTGACCTGATGTGGGCC